GTTGCGGTTCAGATCTGGATGAGTATGCACGTCGTCTAGTGATCTGTGCTCTGACCTATGGCCATTGCCATACGTTGGTTGACTTTCCCGCTCCAACAGAAGCCCGAAGCCTTGCAGAAGAGCGTGCATTAAACCGTCGTCCATATTGGATTGAAGTTGATCCAACCAAGGTGTATGGCTGGCGTTTGGATCGGGAATCAAATTATGGCAACTTAACGCAAGTGCGTATTGGTGAAAAGGCTGTTGTCCCTGACGGTGAGTTTGGGGAGAAGGTTTATGACCAAATTCGTGTCATTGAGCCGGGTCGTTATCGCGTGTATCGGCAAGAAGAACAAAACAAAGCGATGCAAGGGAATTTCCCATATCCCTCTTCGTTTGACCAATCAGACGCTACGTCGGAGTATGAGCTTGTTGAGTCTGGGCCGTATTCACTTGATCAAGTTCCCCTGGTCACGATCTATGCGAACAAGACGGACACAATGACAAGTCGTCCGCCATTGCTGGACATTGCCCATCTAAATCTTGCTCATTTCCAGCGTCAAGCTGATTTGATTCATAGCCTGCATATCGCATCACAACCGATGCTGGTCCTTGAGGGTTGGGACGATCAGACTAAGGATATGGCGGTAGGTGTGAATTATGCGATGGCGACGCAGCCGGGAAACAAGGTCTATTACGTGGAGCCTGCCGCTAGTGCTTTTGAGGCGCAATCTGCGGAAATCCAAGAGTTACAGCAACAAATGGCGACGTTGGGCATTAGCACGCTTGGCCAACAAAAATTCGTAGCTGAATCAGCTGACGCACGACGGCTAGATCGTATCGACACCAATTCAATGTTGTCGATGGTTTCTATGGACCTGGAATCAGGTTTGCAGAAGGCTTATAACCTGGCTGCCAATTACTTGGGCATCGAGCCACCCAAGGTGAAGATCAGCCGTGACTTTGACCTTCAGCGTCTTATCGGTCAAGACATTACGGCAATGGCTCAGCTGTTCCAAGACAACATTATTGATCGTGAAGAGTTCCGCGACATGTTGGTACAGGGTGAAATCCTGCCTACATCAGCTGAAGCGCAAGATCAGTCGATAGAGGTACAGTAGAGGCATAACAGCTTTTATCTTCATGGGACTTCGTTTTGAAGAGATCAATCCCCCCAAAAAAGAGGGATCTTCAGCCTCTGCTGAAAAGAAAGAAACTAAAAAAGCTAAAAGCAGTAAAGTAGAAGAGTAAATCTACTTTTCACAATGGAAGAACAAGTCATCCAGGAGACGCCTGTGGCGTCACCTGAACAGCCCGTGGCTGAGACTGCGATTTCAACCCCTGCTGCAAATGTTTCAGCGTATGAGCAACAGATCCAAGCGTTAAAATTACGCGCCAATGAAGCCGAGGAAAAATTCCAAGGTGTTAAAGGCAAGCTTGACGACGTTTACAAAAAACAAGACGATCAACGTAAAAAAACGCTTGAAGACCAAGGTCAATGGAAAGACCTTTGGGAAGAAGCCAACAAAACTGCTCAAGATAAACAGCAACAGATTGGCGAATTAGAGCGTCAATTACAAGATCTTCGAGTTTCAAACGAAACTGCAGCGATGCAAACGTCGGCTTTGTCTGCAATTAGTCAGGCTGGAGCAATCAATGCTCAACAGATGCTCCAATTAGTACAGAATGGCCTTAAGAAGTCTGAAGATGGCAACGTCAAAGTTCTTGACGGTGGCGTTGAACAAGACTTAGGTGTTTATTTAGCCAAGCTAAAAAATCCTGGCTCTGGCTTTGAACATCATTTCAAGCCAAGCACTCAGGCTGGGATGGGAGCTAAGCCTTCTACAGGGACTGCAGGTGCTGCAGGCATCGCAAATCCTTGGCTAGAGGGTAGTATTAACTTAACAAAGCAAATGGCTTTGGATGCTTCCGACCCTGATCTTGCAGCCGTGCTCAGGAGAGAGGCCGGAAAGTAGTCCCCGTGGGACACCATCTCAAGTCCGTGACTTGACCACCCGTAAACATTATCCCTGAATAAGAAATGGCTGCTCCATTTCAGAATTATTCCGGCGGTGTCCTACTCGCGGACATCGTCAAAAGGAATAATCTCAGCACTTATGTGTCTGAGGCCATCAAAGAGCGCAGCTTGTTTATCAAGTCTGGTGCTGTTGTCCGAAACTCACTGCTTGATTCCCGCTCAGGCGGTACTCGCATTCAAGTTCCTGAGTTCAATCCCGTATCTCCAACTGAGGAGGTCATGAACGGTACAGCTACATGGGGCACTGGCGGAGCTGGTTTTCTAACTCCACAAAAAATCGGTACTGGTACTCAAATTGCAACCATCTGCCATCGCGGCTTCGCGTATGCCGTGGATGACATTGCAATTTTGGCTGCGGGTGAAGACCCCATGCTTCACATCCGCAACCAGCTGGCTGATGCAATCAACAAGCTGAACAGCGCACGTCTGTTCTCACAGCTTGCTGGGTTGTTTGGCACGGCACTTGCGGGCAACGCTCTTGATAAAGGCAAGGCAGCCGCTTCTGGCGCGACTGAGGTTAACTTCCTTAGCGCAACCATGGTTGCTGAAGCACGCTCCAAGCTTGGAGAGCGTGGTGAAGAGCTGGACACTCTGATTGTCCATCCTTCTGTTGCTTACTACCTGTATCAGGTAGGAATGCTGACCTTCTCTACTTCAGCACTTGCCGCTAATGGTGCAGTGACCTGGGGTGGTGGTGGCGTAGGCATTGGTGCTCGCGAAGTCGGTGAGTTCGCAGGAATGCGGGTCGTCACCGACAGTTCAGTGAACACTGTTGCTCCTGGCACTGGTGGTCATCAGCGTGAGTTCTATTGCTACCTGACCAAAGGCGGCACCATCCTTGAGGGTGTGCAGCAAGAGCTTCGCATTGAAGCTGATCGCAACGTCCTCTCGAAGCAAGACGTGCTTTCTGTGGATTATCACTCGACCTATCATGTGATGGGAACGAAGTATGACCACGCTGGCGACAATCCCACCAACGCACACTTGGCTACAGCCAACCGTTGGGCGGCTACTTATGACATCGACTTGATCCCTATGGTTCAATTGACTGTCAACTCTCCGCTGGATACCAGCACCATCTGATCCTGATCAGACCAAAGGCCCTACCATTAGGTGGGGCCACCTTCTTTTTGCCTTATGGCTGCCACGATCGACGCCACTCTTAAAAGCGCAACAGCTAACAGCTATGTGACGTTGGCAGAGGCAGATGCGTATTTTGAAACCGTCCCAAGCTCAACGCAATGGGACAACAAACAAGATGACAACAAAAAACGTGCCTTAATCTCAGCGACCCGTTGGATCGACACGTTGAATTTTTATGGTGATCGTTGCGATTCAAGCCAAGCTTTGAGCTGGCCTCGCAACAATTATCACGTTGATCGAGTTGAGTTAACTTGCAGTGCTATTCCTGCAGATATTAAGTACGCTGCGTTTGAGTTGGCACGGGCATTAGCAAATGACACGGACTCAATTACAGGGGTTACCGGCGATAAGGGGTTATACGAAGAAGTCGAACTTGGAGACCTCAAAGTCAAATACAACACTGATAGCCAGGCTACCGGAACTGTTAATAACGTATTCGACGTTTACCCTTGGTTGCAGTCTTATCTTGGTGCTTATTGCCTTGGAGGTTCTGGCTCTTATCAAGTTCGTATGGTGAGGGGTTGAGATGGCACTTATTGATGATGTTTTTGGCAAGATTCCAGCAACACTGTTGAGCCAGTGGGGCCTGGACATGACCTATGTAAAGGCTGCAACGTCTGAGGTTTACGACCCAGCAACTGGAACAATTAGCGGCGCAGAAACCAGTGTTGCACTGAAAGGCGTAATCTTAAGGTTAAATCCAAAAGAGCTTAATGGTGACTATCAGACTAATGATATTAAGGTCATTATTGGCAATGATGAGCTAGGTAATTACTATCCAAACGTTCGTGACCGAGTGCGTTATACGGAAGCTGGGTCAACGCGTGAAGGTCGAATTGTTGATGTGGAGTCTTATCGTGGCGATGAGGCAGTCATGCACAACTTAATTTTGAGGCCGCAGTAATGGCTAAAAACGACTTAAAGGAATTGCTTCAAGATCTTGATCGGTTGGCGGTTAATTTAACTTTTAATGGTCGTGCGAGGGCTGCGGAAGAAATCGTCAAAGATTTGCAAGATTTAAGCCCTGCATGGACTGGCAAATTTAGAAACTCCTGGTATATCGAGACACCAGACGGTACAAAAGCAGGTGGTCAAGGCACTCCTGGTCAAGCGATGCCTGTTCAAGCGCCAAAAATCAGTGGCATCCAGTCTGCAACAGCACTTTTCAATAGGGTGTTTGGTACGTCTGGAGCAAAAAGGCTATTTACGGTAGGTAATTCCGCGAGTTATGCCGACCAAGCAACTGATCTAGCCCCATACGTGAGTGGGGATATCCCCGCAAAAGAAGCTACTACTGATTTCGGCCGAAAGTTTGGCACGAGACCTCTGCTTGGCATGAGGGGAGATGTTTCCGGGCCAGGAAGTAATTCCAGCAGCGCACCACTGGATTGGTTTTCCAATTATCAAGGTAGCGGCAAGGCTGATGAGGCAGTAAAACGCGCTTATAGCAAAGGTTTCAAAGGATTTAGACGATGAATTATCAAGGCATTCGAGCTGAATTTGAATCAGACCTTCACACGGCATACGGCGCATTAAGCCCTGCTGTTCCTGTTTATTTCGACAACACCTTTAATACAGTTTCAGACGCTGAGACTGAATTTATCCACGTCAACTTGCAGTTTGGTTTGACGACCGAAACAACGCTAACGACGCAAAGTGATTACATCAGGGGCACAATTGTTATTCGTGCTTATACAGAGAAAGGGAAAGGCCCAGCTCGTAACCAAACATTGATCGATACAGCAGTTACAACTCTGCGAGCACTAAGCAATCAAGCCAAGACCAGTAGTGGTATTTACATACGCATTGGAGCGCTGAACGGACCAAGCTTTGGCACTGAAACGGGCGCCACTGAATCTCGGTTAGCACTTATCCCATTCTTCATCTCTAGAATTGATACCAGCTTTGTAGCTCAAGTGATCTCTTAATTGAAGGCTTGAGCTAAACTGTTAATAGCCGGGCTGTGCCCGCGTACACCCAAAACAAATAGGCTTTCCTTATGGCCACCGTCCTTTCGGGCACCTCCGGCGCCCTGTATTACAAGCCAGCTGGTACATCAGTTACCACGTTGGCGATCAGTGCTTTCCCTTCCAGCGGAGGCAACATCACTGTTGGTACTTTCCTGGGTTTCAAAGTCAACGACCCAGTGACTCTTGCGTATCCTTCTGGCGCGGGTGCTACCGGAGCAATTGCTGCAGGCGATGTCTTTGTCAAGACTTACGTTGAAACAACTGGCATTATGACCGTCAGTGCGACAGCGGGTGGTACAGCATTAGTTGCTTCTGCTGCACCAACAGCATTTGGCACTGGAACGGCAAGCATTACCTACACCGCTGCAGAGTCAGTAGGTCAGGTACGAGAGTGGAGCTTTGAGATCACTCGTTCTGAGATCGATGTGACCACTATTGGTCAAACGGTTTCCGGCACGGCACCTTTCCGGGCTTATATCCCTGGATTTGCTGATGGATCGGGTTCTGCCACGGTTTACACGACCGATGACGACACCACGCTATCCAGCCGTCTGATTGAAGACGTGATCAAGCGTGAGCAAAACGGTGCAACGATGAAGCTTTACATCGACCAAATTTTGTCTTCTGGAACGCCAGACGACACAAAAAGCCGTTCGATTGAGGTTCCAGTCATCTTGACTTCAGCCAGCTTGAACGTGAACCCAGACGATGGACAAAGCGTAGAAATCGCTTTCCGTCCTAGCGCTGCTCCTACCTTCGACCTCAGCAAGTCCTGATAGTCGATTATTCGGAGAATATAACGCCCCGGTTTTCCGGGGCTTTTTATTTTTTGTTTTCAACTGCTACACTAAAGCTATAAAACAATCATTGAAATGGCTGCAGCTCTTCGCGCAATTGACCGTTTACGCAAAGCCGCGAATCTAGAACCTGCCAAAAAAGAAGTTGAGCTTTCGGATGGTTCAGTATTTGAAATGTGGGTAGCGCCGCTGACGATGGCAGAACGTGAGCGTGCTCAGAAGCAAGCAAAGTCTGATGATGCAACAGCTTTTGCGCTCCAGCTGCTGATCAATAAAGCTAAAGACGAGACTGGTCAGCCTTTATTTAAGTTTGGCGAAATCGATGTCCTAAAGAACGAGGTCAAGGACAAGGATCTGCAAGTTTTGATGCTTGCTGTGCTTTCGGACGACAGCGAGGACACCGAAAGCGACATGAAAAGCACTGCAGAGTGAGATAAAGAAGGATCCTTCTCTGCAATTTCAGTTTTTCCTAGCGGCAGAGCTGAAGATGACGCTTGGTGAGCTTCGTGCCCGAATGGGGCAAGAAGAGATGTTTGGCTGGCACGCATATTTCACGTATCGAGCGGAGCAAGAGGAGAAGGCGTATCAGGACGCCAAGCGTCGAGTCCGTTAATATGGGGATATTGTCGTAGTGGACCTTCGTGGCTTATAAGACCGAGATCCAGATTGGCGTAAAGGGCGTTGCGGAACTAGATAAGCTAAGAAAACAAGTAACCAGTTTAAACCAAAAAGTTGATGGAATTGAGAATGCTTTTAGCAAAGGCATACAGTCAGTAAAAAGATATTCTGACGCTGTCAGAGTAGCTTCAGATACCTTACGAAAAGCAAGAATAAACACTCAGGACGAAACTGATGCAATTAAGAGTTATGTGACAGCCGTTACTGCGGCGAATGCAGTTCAAGTACGCCAAAACAGACTGCTTGACCAAGAAATTGCAAAAAGAGGAGGCGCGACTCGAGAACTGAAAAAGTACAACGCTGCTGCTGCTGGACCGCGACAGCCAGGCAGCATGACTGCTCGATACTTACGTTCAGGATCTACAGCACCTCAAGGCCCTGATACAGCAGCGGATTTCATGCAGCGAACAGACGCTGCTGCAAAAGCTGCATTGCGTCAAGCTTCTGCGTTTACTGTTGCGACAAACGAAGCTAAAAAGTTTGCAAGAGCGCAGTTAGAAGTAAACAATGCCGCTTTCCTCCAGAGAACAGAAACTGCTGCAGCTGCAGCAAAACGTCAGGCAGCTGCTTTTATTGTTGAAAAGAATGAAGCTAAGGCTCTTGCGAAGGCGCAGTTAGAGCTGAACAATGCTGCTTTCTTGCAAAAGACAGAAGCTGCTGCACAAGCTTCAAGACGCAAAGCAGCTGCTTTTATTGTTGAAAGGAATGAAGCTAAAAAACTTGCAAAAGTACAGCTAGAACTGAACAATGCTGCCTTCTTGCAAAGGACAGATGCAGCGGCAGCTGCGGCAAAACGTCAAACAGCTGAATATCTTGCACAGGCAAGAGCGGCCAGGATTCTGGCAAATGAGCAAAAGAGGCTCATGAATGCCTTGCCAAAAGGCGTTCCTACTACGGCTCATAAGAAACCTATAGGTCCTCAACCAAAAGGCGCTAAATCCGGGGCAAATAGTGCATTACAGACAGCTGGTGAATTTGGCCTTGGCACAGGGTTCCCGCTGTTATTCGGCGGTGGAGCGGGGCAAGTTCTTGGCGGTGGCCTCGGGACTGCGTTAGCTGGAGCGTTTGACTTGGCGGGACAGGCCGCGATGGGCCTTCAGATTGGATTATCGGCAATTATAGGCAAGGCCGAAGAGCTTATTACTCGTTTCAAGGATGTAGGCAATGCAATTAACTCGCTAAGCATGGACGCTATAGCGGATAGCTTCATCACTGTGACTGAAGGGGCAAGAACGCTGGTGCGTCAGTTAGTTGAAGCGGGTAATGCTCAGGCGGCAGTTTCTGTTGCAGCAAATGAAACTTTTAAGCAAACTGGCGTTTTGCCGGAAGCTGTTGGCGACATTACCAACAATTTAAATTTACTTTCAAACGTATGGGATGAAGTTGTTGCAGCGGTGTCCGGGCTGGTTTCAATAATATCTGCACCTTTTCTGACAGCTTTAACCGCTGTGCTCAAAGTAGTGGGGATGGCAGTAAAGGGCGTAAATCTTATTGCTAGCGGGATAGGAATTGCGCTCAAGAGGGCAGTTGAATTAATCAACAAAGTGCCTTTCTTAAAGCCAATAATTGATGGAATTGCAAATGCCACCAAGGGTATCGTCGAAGACGAAGAAAAAAGTTTGGCCACGTTGATAAAGAAAACAGAAGAATTAGGCCGTGAATTTGCTCAGAATAAAAAACTTGCCAATATTGAGAAAGACCGAACCAAAGGCAAAACTGCTGCCGAAAAATTAGTAAATGCAGGAGTTGATCATAGATTAGAATCAGAAAAACTCTCTCTTAAGACTCAAGCTGATAAAAACGCGCTTAATGTAGAGTTTGGCCATCTTACTGGCACAACTGCTAAAATAAATCTTGCGTACGCTAAGATTCAGATCGACAACAATGCTAAATTAAAACAAGACGAGATTGATAAAACACTGGAGCTTAAAAAGCAAACTATAGAGCTTGATCGTCAAAAAGAGCAGTTGAAAGTTAAAATTGAGCAGCATAAAATAGCGCAAGGAGAGATCCAAGCGCAAACTACCCTCCTGGAAGGTCAGGTCGAAATCTTCAACCTGCAGGCCCAAGCTGCCCAAAGCGTATTTGCAGTAACGCAAGCTCGAAACAAGTCCGAGTTAAGCGCATTAAAACTTGAAGAATCCAGGCTGCAACGTCAGCTTGCTCGTCTTCAGAAGATTGATGGATTCTATACGACTCAAGGGCAGTTAATTAATAAAATTGCTGCAAACAGGAAGAAGCAGGCAGAAATTGAATTTAAGGTTACACAGCAATCTATCAAACAGATGGTTGCGAAGGCCGAACTGGAACGGCAAGCAGTAAGGTTCCAGGTTCAGAAAATTAATCTTCAGATTGAGTTATTACGACTGCAAGCGATAGATATTGAAGATACACAGAAGAGGCTAGAAAAGTTGGCCCAAATTAACCAGCAAGCAAAGATTTCTGCAGAGGTAGCGAAGCAGATGACAATAACCGGTGACAAAATGTTAGAATCTGCAAGAGAAATTGCTAAGTTCCAACAACTTAGTGCGCGGCACCTGCGTGACGGCAAGTTGGAGTCAATTGAAGCGGAGCGAGTGGATGCACAACGAGCTGTCCATGCAGCAGCAATCGCAAGAAGTGCAAAAGCCGCAAGCTCTGCCACAAGCTCTGCCACAAGCTCTGCCACAAGCCCTGGATCGGGCTTTGGGGGAGGCTCGGGCGGGGGCGTTTCCGGTACGGTCAGTAGGTCATTAATTTTTGGCGGACCAGGACGAACAACTGACACTATGTCAACTAAAGGGCCTATTAGCGATGAAGTGATGAGGAGCGTTATGTCAAGAACTTTCAGAGGCCCTTCAGGCCCTGCGGATCTTATTAACGCGCTGAATGAAGGGATGGGGTATTACGGGGATGGAGGCCATGTCAGTGGAGCGCAATTAGCAATGATCGGGGAGAAAGGCCCTGAGTACGTCGTTCCAGAAAAGAAAGCAGCTGCATTTGCTACTAATTACTTGATGGGGGCTCGTGGAACGGCTGCAATTCCTCGTTATGCCGAGGGTGGTTATACCGGATCAATCAACATCCAGACCGGGCCTGTAATGCAGCAAGATAATCAGATGTACCTAACAATGGGCCAATTCGAAGAAGGGATGCGAGAATTAACAGAATCTCTTGCGCGTGGTGGTCGTAGTTATGGCTCACGTCAATTCCAGGGAGTCTCGTAATGAGTTTTAGGGGTCAGGCCCAGTATCTAAGGATCTACGCTTCAGGTGGAGCGGACTATCAGTTGTGGCAAAATTTCTATGTAAATCAGACTGTCACAGTATCGGCCAAGGCATATACCTTTTTCCCTTTTGCTTGTGACGGCATTACAGAAACCTCTGCGCTTGGTGGGCGACCAGTGCAGGTAAAATTTCCTGCAACTTCCTTGGCTGTCAGCGCATTCCAAAGTGCGTCAAAGCTAAAGTATCTGTGTCAGTTGAGCGTGTATGAGTTTGATACCCGTTTAGGGATTGATAGCCCTCAGTCAGGGCAAACTTTGATTGCAAATTTTCTAGGTTATGTGTCTCGAATGAGTGGTTCCTTCACTGCACTTAGAGTAGACCTTGGGTCAGCTCTTGCGCCTATTGGGGCGCAAATCCCGCCACGTACTGCGACTAACTTATTAGTTGGGGTTCCTATTCAAGTATGACTCTCGACTTTACTGAGCCTCTGTTTTTATTATCGGCACAGACTGGTCTGTCTGTAGCTGAACTGCAAGCGCAAGCTGCAGAGGGCAATCCAGATGTTGCAGGCCCTCAAGCAGTCTTAAAAACAGGAGAGCCGATTCCTATCGTATTTTGTCGTCGTAGGGCGATTAGTTCAGTGCAGACAGGTGGGGCAATGGTTGCTCCAAAAATGAGTGAAGGCAGCTTTTCCAATGATCAGAACATTAAAAAAATTAAAGCTAACGGCGCTTGGTACAGTGTTGCTGTGGATGAAGAACTTTATGTAAAGTTGTTGCTTGTTGTGAGTGATGGCCAAATCGGCTCTATTCAGGTCAGAGATATCTTTTACGGCAACTGCCGCCGTGGCACTTATAACCAAGCATATAGTGCGCGTGCTGGCAATTGGAGCCCTGGGAATACAATTGACAACTATATCGATCACCATGTCGAGCCTGATTCTGGCGGCTTCTATGTATTACCTAATAGCCCAACATTGAACGAATGGTACAAGATAAACAACAGTCTGTATGGTCGAATTACTAGCAGCGCCGCTGGAGCCTTCGTTGAATACTTTAAAACTTACATAGAGCATAAAATGCCTACGTTCTGTGGAACGTCTGGTAGCTATAGCGAGTTGACAACTTTGAGCTTTGAAATAATCTTACCTGGGAGTACGGATTGGAACAAGCAGATAAGTGCTTTTATAAGGGATGGCCTCCAAGTTACTAGGATAGTTGATAGCACCTCAGGCTCGTCTGATAATTTTGCTGATTTAGCGAAATATCTAATGCTGCAAAGTGGCAGGCTTCCAAGTGATTTAATCGACGACGCATCTCTTGCTATTGCTGCAAATTTTACCCACACAAACAACTTTCTATTTAACGGTGTATTAACACAGAGTCAGAACTTGTCTGACTGGCTGCAGAAAACATCTTACAATTTCTTGCTTCGCTTGACTAACACCAACGGAAAGTTTGGATTAAGGCCACGCCTGCCATATAACACAAACTATACGATTAAAACAACAGCAATCACGCCAGAGTTTACCTTTACCGAAGACCACGTTTTAAGCGATGGGTTTGAGATTGATTACGTCAGTTTGGAAGACAGAGAGCCTGTCTGCATTGTTGCTCAATGGCGTCAACAGCCTGAAGCTGATTTTGGTTTGGTGCGGACTATAAATGTTCGATACCAGGGCGAAGCAGCTTCTGGTCCATTTGTTTCGATGGACTTAAGCGGTTATTGCGTAACAGAAAACCATGCTATTAAAGCCGCAACATACAAGCTTGCTACGCGTAAACACGTTACGCACCATCTGCGTTTGAAAGTGCGTGAAAGGAGCTATAACAGTTCGCTTGAGGTAGGAGACGTTGTTCGCGTGCGTTTGCAACGAGAGACTTCTGAAGGAGAAATTGAATATCACGACAAAGTGTATGAAATTGCACGAATTGAAAAAACCTTTGGCAGCTTAATTAAATATGATTTGACGCATTTCCCGATAGATAGTCAAGGCCGTAGTATTGTCGCTCAGGCCGTCAATAGTGCTGTTGGGGCGGGCAACGTAATTAATGTTGGGCGTAGTACGCATGATTGCGATACTAATAGCGCAACCTCTACAGCAGTTGCGGGAACGACAACTTCATCGCCAGGCAATCCACCGCCTGTAAGCGATACAAAACATGACATCACTGATGGGGGGCAAGATTCACCATATCCGGGTGGTACCTCTAACCCAGTAGACCCAATTGATAGCCAGACTTCTCCTTCTAATACCACGCTGACTCGTCCTACAAATACCGGGTATGCTGGTAATCCTGCTCTATACGGTGACGCAATATCATTTAATCCAGGCTGCCCAAATGCGCGCATTGAGTGGTACTTGATTGATACAGCGACAGGCATCAGCGAGCTTGTCAGTTCTGGAGTCGCAGAAACATTTATTGTCGGTCAAACGGCAGCATCTTTTGGAAAATCAGTTTATGGTGTTGGGTGCTGCCCTGATCCTTCTGCCCCTGGAGGTTATTCTGCCTGTACTACATCTGAACAGATTCCATTGGGAGATGAAGGAGCCTCTGGTTGCATACAAGTGAGTGGTGGGACAGGAGTGCTAGGTTATATCGATGGCAATGGCAATCCCTCACAATTCTTCCTCCCTAGCAATAACTTATTCCAAACCTCAAGGGTTGCAGTAGCAATAAAGCACACAGAAGTGTTTTATTTAGTAAGCAGCGGGAAGTGGTACAGCCGCGCCTGGTTCGAGATAGATCCGGCCTGCAATGGCGTGACACAAATTACGAGTACCGGACTTATGATGGGAGCAACCAGCAACTTGACTGAAGAGCAAGCTAGAAATCATAAGTGGACGCTTAGCACTGGATTCAGCGCACCATATACACCAGCCTGCCCAGGGGGCACATGCTCTGGAACGATTTAAACAATGGCTGATTTTCCCTCACTGTCACCGCAAAGCAGAAGCTACACGCCTGGTTCGTTTGCAGTGCGTCGTTCAAAGACACTTTCGGGCGAGGAAGTTACCGTTCGTCGGACAAATGCTGCTGTTGACTACAAGATAAGGTTTACATTTACGAGTGGATCAACAGTGCAGCAGAGCCAAATTTTTTCGCACTTTGCCGTTCAGAATCGTTTTCAGCCATTTGATTTACCTAGTTCCGTTTTGCAAGATTCTGGCTTGACTTTTCCAGCAGGGTATCAGTGGATTTACGCTAGAACACCTACGGTTGCTTACGATCCAGGTGTGGTCAGGGTATCAGTAGAGTTACTGCTAGTAGCTCCATACGATATTTAACATGAGCGTTTTCCCGAGCCTTATCCCAAACTCGATTAATTTTGATTTTGGTGCGCCACAGATCAGTGAATACTCTGCTTTTGGGATAGGTCCGATTCGATTTAGACATACAGATTATATAAATGGTCAAACCTTTAGTCTTAAATATCAAGCTCTTGATCAAGCTTCAATTGAGCTATTACGCACTCATTATTCGGTCAATAGCGGGACGGCGGGAGAATTTTCCGTGCCAACTGCGGTAGTTGATGGCGTTAACTCAGTTAATTCTACAAGTGTTTACCGATATACAACAACTCCAACTGAAGAGCATATTGGCTTCCAGCGATATAACGTCACTATTTCTATACGTGCAATCGAAGGAGTCCTGATCCAGTTCATCCTGGTTGGTGAACCTGCTGCACTGGGCAGTTTGGCTGCTTTCGATAGTTATGTTTTTTCAGGTACGGCGCCATTTACCTTGGACGCCGACGATGCTAATCCTGCTGTTGCTGCCAGCCTTATACTTGATTCAGGTGGTGCCTGATTATGACAGCAACAAACGTTAGAGTCCAAATGCAGCAGCGGCGGGATACCGCTTCAGGTTGGACTAGCGCAAATCCAGTATTGCTTAATGGTGAGCTGGGGTACGAGACTGACACTAAGAAATTCAAGGTTGGCAATGGCACTGCAGCTTGGAGCGCCCTCGCGTATGTACCTGGATTCTCAATTAGCGCATATCCACTAGCTACTGCAGACATTGCAGATGATGCAGTAACCGCTGCGAAACTTGCCAACACAAGTGTCACTGCAGGTTCTTACACGACAGCAAATATTACAGTTGATGCTCAAGGCCGGGTAACAAGTGCAGCGTCAGGCGCTGGGCTGGCGGATGGTTCGGTCACAACTGCCAAGCTTGCAGATGATGCGGTAACCGGCGCCAAGCTGGCTAATGACATCACGATTGCTAACAACCTTACGGTTACAAACAATCTGACAGTCAATGGCACAACAACAACAATCGATTCGACCACGCTTGTAGTTGAAGACAAAAATATTGAGATCGGAAAGGTTTCGACTCCTTCTGATACAACGGCTGACGGCGGTGGCATCACGCTGAAGGGTGCATCTGATAAAACACTCACTTGGGTTAATAGCACTGATTGTTGGACATTTAACCAGGGGTTAAACCTGACAGCAGGAACAGCGGGTGCGCCTGCGCTTGTATTTAATGGTGATGTAAATAGTGGGTTATTTCAACCTGGAGCGGATTCGTTAGCGATTGCAACGG